TGGGATAAAGACTAGGATTATCAAGACTTATCTCCCTACGATGAATAAATTAATTAACGATTTCTTACAAAGGATGGAGTTTTATGTCAATTTTACCCTTGATGAAAACTTTGAAGAAATAATTAAGAGTAGATACAGAGACATATTTTCATATGATTCGTTCAGCGAAGGAGAAAAAGCTCGTATTGATATTGCTCTTCTGCTCACTTGGCGTAGTATTGCTAAGCTTAAGAATAGCGTCGATACTAATTTACTTATCTTAGATGAGATATTTGATGGATCACTAGATCAAACTGGTACATCTGATCTAGGATGGATCTTGAGAAATTTTGATGAGAACACAAAAGTGTATGTAATTAGTCACAAACAGAATTTAGATGATAAGTTTGATAGAACTATAACAGTAGAGAAGAGTAAGAACTATTCTACACTGAGTGTGACAGTTAACGAAGTTACACACTCACTGGTTGCATAACGAAAATATCTGTTATCATGTGTATATACAAAGCACAGGCACATGACAAACAAAGAAATCAAAGGTAATCTAGCAAGACTTCTCGCAACAGAGAACCTTGTTGTCGAGCACAAACAAACACCTACAGCATACTTCAATGTTGATACTAGAGTCCTAGTTCTTCCAAAGTGGGACAAAGCATCTGACGTTGTATATGACATGCTTGTAGGTCATGAGGTAGGACACGCATTGTTCACACCTAACGTAGACTTCACAGAGCAAGTATCTTGCCCAAGAGATTACGTCAACGTTATTGAGGATGCTCGTATCGAGAAACTCATGAAGCGTAAGTATCCTGGTCTTAAGAAATCTTTTGTTGGTGGTTACACAGAACTCAATGACAAAGACTTCTTCCAGATCTTTGACAAAGACCTCACAGAGTTATCTCTTATTGATCGTATCAATCTACATTTCAAGTTAGGTGCTCACGCTATGATGCCTTTTGAAGGTGCTGAGTATGTGTTTGTTGCTCGTGCTGACCTTGCTGAGACTTTTGATGAAGTGTGTAAGATTGCACAAGATGTTTATAACTATGCTAAGACACAAGAAGATGAGAAAGAGAAAACTGAAGTGCCTGTTTCTCAAACTCCATCTTCTACTGGTGGCGATACAGAGTCTGATGACGAAGATGGTTTCGGTAAATTACAAGTAGATATCAAAGGTGACAGAAGTGGTGGTTCTTCAACAGGAGCAGACCTAGAAGATGTTAAAGATGATTGGTATGATGAAGATGGTAACATGACCGAACCTGATGATGGTGAGTCACTAGATGACTTACTAGATGGTGAAGGTGATGATAATGAAGGTGGTATTGATAGTTCTGCTACACAGCAAGCATTCAATGAAGCACAAGAAAATCTTTCTTCTATTGACCATGGTCAACCAACTACTTACGTCGAGATACCAGAGAATGTTGACACTTCTAAGCACGTTGTAGATTGGAAAACAATTCACACTTGGATTGATTCTCAAAGAGATGTAAGAGATGACTTTACTGATGTTGATGATGACTACAGAAAGTTTCGTAAGCAATCTCAGAAAGAAGTAAACTACATGGTCAAAGAGTTTGAGTGTCGTAAATCTGCTGATGCATATGCACGTGCTTCTACTGCTAAGACAGGTGTTCTAAACACAGGTATGCTTCACACATACAAGTACAACGAAGATCTATTCAAGAGAGTTACAGTTATTCCTGATGGTAAGAATCATGGCATGATCTTTGTTCTTGATTGGTCTGGTTCAATGTGCTATGAGTTGCTTGCTACTGTAAAGCAATTGATCAACCTAACTTCATTCTGTAAGAAAGTACAAATACCTTTTGAAGTATATGCTTTCACAAATGAGTGGGGTGCAGCACAACGTGCTATCGACAATGATGCTACTATAGAACAAGATACTCCATACTATCGTTCTTACTACGATGTTGATGAAAAAGATCTAGAGAAGAACAAGGTCTACATTGACAAATGGTTCTACTTAATGAACTTTGTTTCATCACGTTCTAATGGTAAAGACTACGAGCGTATGTGTCTAAATCTATTTCGTGAAGCATCTAAGCACAGAAGATATGGTTCATACTCATCAACAATAGGTCTTGGTTTATCTGGTACTCCATTGAATGAGTCAATCGTTATGCTCAACCACATTCTTCCTAAATTCAAGAAAGATAATAGTTTACAAAAAGTAAACGTATGTATTCTAACTGATGGTGAAGCATGTACCAGTTCTTATGGTGCTGAGTATGACAGAGGTGAGGGTGAAGTTGTAATCCGTGCACGTCGTCTAGACTTAGGTGTAGCATTACGTGACCGCACAACTGGACGTACATACGAACAGTTCACATATGGCAATACTACCAACATTTTCCTTAAGCAATTACGTGATCGTAACCCTGATGTAAATGTTCTTGGATTCCGTATCTTACCAGGTAGTGCTCTTATGAATTTTGTTTCTAACTATGGTTCACCAGATTGTAACTATGCTGAGATTCAAAAGCAGTGGAAGAAAGAGAAGTCTGCAGTTATCACAAGTCCTGCAGGATTCACTGAACTCTATGCTATCAACAACAAAGCACTTGACAATGATACAGAGTTCGTTGTAAAAGACAATGCTAAAAAAGGTGACATCACCAGAGCATTCAAAAAAATGCTTGCAAACAAATCTGTTAACAAAAAACTACTTAACGCATTCGTAAGTAAAGTCAGTTAACAAACTGTCCACTAGGGGTGGCAACACCCCTAACTATCCATTATACTAAGTACAACAACAACAAATTTTAAAATGCCATTCGCTCCTATCCCTGTAACAACTGAAGACTTTGTTACATACTTGACAGAAAACTTCGGTACAGAAGTTAACACAAAAAATTTATTTCAAGCGTCAGAGCATTTTAATTGTTCACTCGCTACAGTAAAGAAAAGACTTAAGCAGTACAAACAAGGTATTGGTAAGTGGGATCTAACTATCCAAGAAAAACTTGAGATCACTTACAATGCTCCTGCAGCATCTCCTGCTATTGCAGAAAACCTAGTTCCTAGCAAAGATCCTAACTTTGTTCCATTCGGTAACTTCCCTGATGTCAAGAAGATTATTCAATCAGGTATCTTCTACCCTACATTCATCACAGGTTTATCTGGTAATGGTAAGACTCTTGGTATTGAGCAAGCATGTGCTGCTCTCAAGAGAGAACTCATCAGAGTCAACATCACTATCGAGACAGACGAAGACGATCTTATCGGTGGATTCAGACTTGTCAATGGTGAGACAGTATGGCACAACGGTCCTGTCATCGAAGCACTTGAGAGAGGTGCTATCCTTCTTCTTGACGAAGTTGACCTAGCATCTAACAAGATACTTTGTCTACAATCTGTTCTAGAAGGTAAAGGTTTATTCTTGAAGAAGACAGGTCGCTATGTAGAGCGTCGTCCTGGTTTCAACATATTTGCTACAGCAAATACAAAAGGTAAAGGTTCTGAGGATGGTAGATTCATCGGTACTAACGTATTGAACGAAGCATTCCTTGAGAGATTTGCCTTGACATTCGAGCAAGAGTATCCTACTGTTGCTACAGAGACAAAAATTCTTGAGAAAGCAGCAGCATCACTTGCTGTTCTTGACAAAGAGTTCTGTTCTTACCTTGCTAACTGGGCAGACATTATTCGTAGAACATTCAACGATGGTGGTGTTGATGAAGTTATCTCAACACGTAGACTTGTACACATCATCAGAGCGTTTGCTATCTGGCAAGATCGTATGAAAGCAATCAAGGTTTGCACAAATCGTTTTGATGAGGAAACAAAGCAATCATTTATCGAATTGTATGATAAAATAGATGCAGACGTAGTTCCTAACGAGGTAAAAGATGAGCAAACCGTTTGATGGTTATCTTGGACACATCCTCCGTCTCAAAGACGGTAGGAGTGTTCGCATCATAGGGGATGGAGGCAGTGAATGGTCAGCAACACATAAAATAAATGTTGTTGACCTTGACGGAAATGAATTTCAATGCTATCATAGTGACATAGATCATGTCTGGAGTGAGAATTGAAATACAATGAACAAGAAATCTTAAAACAGATTTCTGAGTATATCTCTAGCACCTATGGTGCACACTACAGTAAACATGGAATCCAAACATTGGATCTCATTGATTCTGTTGGTGATGCTGAAGCATTCTGTAGGTCTAACATTTTGAAATATGCTTCAAGGTATGATAGAAAAGGAACAGCAAGAAAAGATCTATTTAAAATAGTTCACTATGCTGTTCTCCTTCTACATTTTAGTGATAAGTCTGCTAGAGCAGCAGAGTTAAATGCTAATACACCTACATCTTTTTCAGTAGATTATGACAAATGAGTAAAGTAACACTATCTAAAACAACACTAGACGTACTTAAAAACTTTTCGACAATCAATTCATCAATTGTATTTCGTCAAGGTTCAACAGTTAGAACAATATCTAACGCAGAAAATATTCTCGCAAAATTTACAGGAGAAGAAGTATTTCCTACTGACTTTGCAATCTATGATCTTAGTCAGTTCTTGAGTGGAATTTCTTTGTTTGATAATCCATCACTTGAATTTACATCTGGAGAGTTTGTAAAGATTCGTGGTGGTCGTCAATCTGCAAAGTATTACTTCTCTGATCCTGAGATCACATTGAAGAGTGCACCAGAAAAGAATGTAAAATTTCCTGGCTCTGATATACAATTTGCTCTTACTGGTGAAGATTTAATTAACATCCAAAAAGCATCTGCGGTTTATGGTTTACCTGATCTAACTTTCTATTCAGAAGAAGGATCAGATATTATTAGATTGATTCTAAGAGACAAAGAAAATGATACCAGTAATACTTACGATCTCTCTGTCAAGGGTACTGCTACTGGCACCTTTTCTCTTGACCTTAAGATTGAGAACATTCGTGTTCTACCAAGTGACTATGTTGTCAAAGTATCTAAACATTTGATCTCTG